CGGGCTTGCAAAACGGCGGTGAGGGTGATATAATAGCTGAAAAGAGATACAACGATAAGCACGATGAAAAAGGGCGGTTTGCAAGGAAAGACGGCGGCAGTGCGACCGGCACAGGCTCGCTTAAGATGAGCAGAGCGGAAATCAAAAAAGTGTCGAGCGAGATAAGCACAAATTACAGCCGATACGCAGGAAAGAAAAATTGTGTACATTATTCTTTATGGCGTAATGAGTATTATCAGTATCGTTTTATAAATAACGGATTTGCTGATTATGATTTTATTAAGAAAGTGAAGTCTTGATTATGGAAGAATTAAAAACACTGTTAGAGAATGTCAGCGATTCATACTATGACTTTGTTCGAGCTATGTTACAAAGCGCAAAAGAGCATTATGACAGGATAGATGAAATTATCGCATATATCAAGGATAATCCCGAAGCTGATACGTCTGATATTTTAGGCTGGGACTTAGCAACTTTTGACGGAATTGATTTTGATAACCCGGTAAGTATAGTTGATGAAGATGACGAGGACGAAGAATGAAACTGAATTATGATTGCGTCCGCAGTGTACTGCTTACTGTTGAGAAAAGCAAGACGATTGACGAGGAGCTTAATTTAAATCCGCTGACGGTTGAAACGATATTTGAACAGCTCCCGAAGTATGAAGATAACGAAATTCTTTATACGATAGAGAAGCTGAAAGAAGCCGGATATATAAATGCCGCTCTTCAATTTGCGGCGGGACATTTTATAGACGGCGCTGTAAGCAGTATCACATACAGCGGGCATGAGTATCTTGACAATATCCGTGAGCCTGAGGTGTGGAGAAAGGTAAAGGCAATGCTGAAAAATGCAGGAGCTATCACACTGCCGCTTATTTCGCAGGCGGCGCAAATGTTTATCGGCAGTCAGCTGACTGTAAACTGAATATGACGACCGCTCTTTAAGGGCGGTTTTCTTATGCCCTTGTGCAATCGATTGCACTTGACTTGAACACAAACTTTGCAAAAACAGCCGCTTTTTGTGAAGTTCGGCGCAAATACAAGCAAACTTAATAAATTTACCGCCCCTTTTGGAGCGGTATTTTTATACCCACAACACAGAAAGGAGTGATAAAAATGAAAATCGAAATCCGTTCCGCTGATCTTATGCACATCAGCGGATATGTAAACGCTGTCGAGCGTGACAGCAAGCAGCTGCCTGCATCAATGGCACCGGGCATGACAACGCCGTTTGTTGAGCGTATCGTAAGCGGTACGTTTGCGAAAAGTCTTAAGGATCATCCGAAGGTTGAACTGAGATTCAACCACAGCAAGGTACTTGACACTACAGACGGAACGCTTAAACTGCGTGAGGACAGCATAGGACTTCACGCAGAAGCCGACATCACCGACAGAGAAGTAATCGCAGAAGCGAGAGCAGGGCACCTGACAGGGTGGAGCTTCGGCTTTTCGGGAGCACAGGCGCACATTGAGCCGTGTGACGAGGGTGTACAGCGCAGAATGATTACGGGGCTGACACTGCACGAGGTGTCAATCCTCAACCGCAATCCCGCATATATCGCCACGTCAATAGAAACAAGAGGCGAAGAAACGACCGTGACGGAACAGCGCAGTGCCGGAAATGATACGGTCGAAGTAACAGACGAAATCCGGGAGTTTATCCCCGATTACAGCAAGGAAATAGAAATTTTACAGCTTATGTCGGAATAATCCGGCGGAAAGGAAACAGTATGAATTTAAAAGCACTCATCGAAAAGAGAAATGCTCTTATCGCCGGCATGAAGTCGCTCTGCGATAAGGCTACAGCAGAAACAAGAGCGATGACAACAGAGGAGCAGACAGACTATGACGCTAAGAAGGCGGAAGTCGAAGCACTGAACAAGACGATCCGCTCAATCGAGGAGCAGAACGCTCTTAATCTGAACTCCGCAAAGGCTGACGGCACAGCAACCGACAAGGAGCAGGCGGAAACAAGAGCCTTCGAAAACTATCTGCGTACAGGCCAGATAGTCGAAACAAGAGAAGATGTCAATCTGACAAAGGGCGATAACGGCGCAGTTATTCCTGCAACTATCGCAAACAAGATAATCCGTAAGATTATCGACATCTGCCCTATCTATCAGATGGCAACGAGATACACGCTTGCTGGCACTCTCTCAATTCCCTACTACGACGAAGGAACGCAGGCTATCTCAATGGCGTATGCTACAGAGTTTACGGACCTTGCAAGCACATCGGGTAAGTTCCTCAGCATTGAACTCAAGGGCTATCTTGCAGGCGCACTCTCAAAGGTTTCAAGAAGCCTTATCAACAACTCGCAGTTTGACATCGTTTCTTACGTTATAAACGAGGTTTCGATTGCGGCAGCAAAGTGGATCGAAAACCAGCTTATCAACGGCACAGCAAGCAAGATAGACGGTCTTGCCGCAGGTGTTACACAGGTGGTAACGACCGCATCGGCGACAGCTATCACAGCAGATGAGCTTATCGACCTGCAGGAAACAATACCTGATGTATATCAGGACAATGCCTGCTGGATCATGAACAAGGCTACAAGAACCGCTATAAGAAAGCTAAAGGACAATGAGGGCAGATATATCCTTAATCCCGATGCAACGGCAAAGTGGGGCTATACGCTTTTCGGCAAGCCCGTATACACAACAGACAGCGTATCGGCTATTGCGTCTGAGAAGACAGCTATCTACTACGGCGATATGAGTGGTCTTGCCGTTAAGACCTCCGAAGATGTGTCTATCCAGATACTTAACGAAAAGTACGCAACACAGCACGCTGTCGGCGTTATCGCATGGGTGGAGATTGACGCAAAGGTCGAGAACGCTCAGAAGATAGCCGCCATTAAGATGAAGAAGGCAGGAGGCTAATAACCTATGACAGTAAAGGCAACGACCAACTTTTCAGGCACCGTTAGCATGGCAAAGGGCGAGGAGCGTGAGCTTCCCGCCGGTCCTGTGCTGAACGACCTGCTCTCCTGCGGGTACATAGTGCCTGTAGACAAGGAGGAGAAAAGTGAAGCTAAGCGAGGTAACAAGCGCAAAGATTAAAGCATTCTGCGGTGTCAGCGATGACGAGGACGGAATGCTTGAAATCTGTGCCGGAGCGGCGAAATCCTATATCAAGGGCTATACGGGGCTTGATGATACTCAGATAGACGAATACGAAGACATCACGGTGGCTTACTTAGTGCTTATAAACGATATGTATTCCTCCCGTGACTTCTCGTCCGACAGAGCGTCGCAGAACTCCGTGACCGCTCAGATACTCGCCCTGCACAGCGTAAATCTGCTGAACGGAGTGAATGAGAATGACATTTAACAGAAAAATCACGCTCATATCCTCCGAGCAGAAAAACGGCTCGCAGGGCAAAGCGGACAGGGCGGTAAAGGCCGTATACGCAAAGGTTTCCGAGCCTGGCGTAACGGCAAAATATGCCGCCGAAACGGCAGGATACAAGTCGGAACTTACGGTGTATATGTGGAGACGTGAATACAGCGGTCAGTCGGTCGTACAGATTGACGGAAGGCGGTATCACGTCGAAACAACCGGAGCGGCCGACAGCGACCTGCATATAAAGCTGATACTGGCGAGAGGAGGCTGACAATGATAACAGAAAAGATTGATTCGGCACTCTCGGCGGTATTTGAGCATTTTTACAGCTATATGCCTGAGTTTGAGGACGGCGAAGAGCCGGAGAAGTATGCGGTGTACAATTTATCGTACAGAGATACGTTCTTCAGCTCCGGCAGGGCAAATATACGGCAGTATGCGTTGTCTGTGAGCGTATTTTCGCCACAGGCAGACATTGAGCTGTATGACAAAACGCAGACGGCGATAGAGAATGTAGGCGGTATATTTACCGGCACTACCGATCTGTCGCAGTTTGATGTTTATCCCAACAGAAAAATTTTAGTCATGGAGTTTACGCTCTATGAGGAAAGGACATAACTATGGCAAAAGTAATACAGGGTACAGATCGTAAGTCGGCTGTATGCACAAAGCGTTTTGCGTATGCACCGCTGACAACGGATAACGCCGATACACTGGCATACGGTGACGTGACCGAGATCAAGGATATACTTATCACAACAAAGTACACTCCTAAGATGAACAGCGCATCGCAGTATGCGAGCGGCGTTGAGGTTGACAGCTATGTAGCTAAGGCAGGCGGTACGCTTGACGTAACAATCGTAAACACCAACACTGCCGATGAGGTGGCACTTTTCGGCGCAAAGGTAAATACGTCAACAGGCGTGCTTGAAAGCGGCAAAGACGATGTTGTACCCGATGTAATGTGCATCTACAGCACTATGACATCAGACGGCAAGATAAACTTGTATAAGTTCCCCAAGTGCAAGTTCACTTCACAGGGCGAGAACGTACAGACGACTGATGAGAACGGCGTAACATTCAATAGCCTTGCACTGCAGGCAAACTACAAGGCGCTTATCAACACAGGCGTTGATATGTACTGCGTAAAGGGTCTTGATCCCGTTACAGACAAGACGAGCATTGACGCATGGTTTGCGACCGCTTCAGGCATTATTGTAGCTAAAGTGTAAAAAAAAGTACAGATATGACGGGGCGGGAAACTGCCCCGAAAATTATCTACAGGTGAAAAATGGAGCTAATATTAAGATACATAGAACTGCTTGAATTATGCCGCAGCAACAGTTACGACCCGTTTCTTGCCGATATGGAGCTTAGATGCCTTGAAGAAATAGGGATACTGCTAAGGCATAATGAAAACCACGACCCTGTAACAGGTCGTTTTACATTCGGAAAGCAGTATATTGATGTTACAGAGGAATATAAAAATAGAGCCACTCCGGGAGAGGGCTCATTAACGTATGATGATAGTTACAATTCTAAGGCACATAAAGAAGAAATCGCTTTCGCACAGTGGTTACATAATAAAATGGGCGGAGATATACATTTGTTGAACGAGCAAAATCAAAGCCACGTGAAAACACCCGATTATATATGGAATTCTAAACTTTGGGATTTGAAAAGTCTTTCGTCCGAAAAAGCCGCTAACAGCGCTTTGCGAAAAGGCATAAATCAAATATCGGGAAATCCCGGAGGAGCAATGCTTGACTGCAGAAAGTTTAACGTTGAAGAAAAAACGTTGCTCGGCATTATTGAAAAGCGAATGAAATGGCACAGAGATATAGAGGTAGATATAATGATTGTAAAATCTGAGAGCGATATAAGAGTAATCAGGTATAAGCAGATATAAAAAAAGAGATGCCCCCCCGCCAAAATAGCAGAGGTTCATCTCTCCTTCATAGACATTACATCTACTATCAATATTATATCTCAATACAGCAAAAATGTCAATAGTCATTTATAAGATTATAGGAGAAAATGCAATGTTCACAGAACTTTTAAACAAGAAAATTTACATCACAGATACTTTATATCTGCGATATGACATAAAAGCGTTTATAGAAGCGGAAGAAAAGGGCATCAGCCCGTTTGAACTGACATTCCCTCTGCCGCTTGACTACATCAGAGCAGGGCTCAGATGTTGCTTTGATGAACTGGGAGCCGACCCTGTAAAACGTTCCGAGATAGTGGCATATATGATAAAGGAATTGTCGCAGGAATACCTGCAGGACAGGGTGCTTGCCGCTACGACCGCCGCACTTCCTGCGCCGATAGTGGGAAGTAAGCCGACAGAAGAAAAGCCCGACTTCAAGAAGCTACGCAGTCTGTTTATAGATATTATGGGACGGACAGAGGATGAATTCACATATTCCACGCTGTACGAAATAACGGACAGATGGAACGACTACGCAACGTTTATGGGGTACAAAGCCCCGACAGAGAGGTTTGTGCAGTATGACGATTAAAAACAGCCGTGCGTACAAATATGCCGTGTGGGCATCGCAGGACAGCTCCGGTAAGGTCGGAAGATACGTCAGAAAACAGTGCGCCGAATGGCTTAAAGCTGTCGATGACGGTTATGTAGATGTTCAGGAATGGAACAAAATAACCGCATTGCTCAAAGCCATACAGCACCCGGACTTAGGCCGTGATATGTACTCATCGCTTGAAGATTACAGCCTGCTTTTTATATATGCGGTGCTTTGCACGAAAACAGACGGGAAGCTGTATTACAGCACGGGACTGCTCGAAATCGCCCGAAAGAACTACAAGACGTTCACAGCGGCGGTAATATTCATCATCGGTATGCTGACACTGCCACGCTTTTCCCGTCTGTTCTCTGTAGCTCCCGA